ACATCCTCAAACGCCGCCCCGCCAACACCTCCGCCTCCGCCTCCGGGTGCTCCCCCTCCGCCACCGCCGGAATCAGAATTATCATTCAGCTGGTGCAGCTCATCAAAGCTTGCTACGGTCTTTTCCGCTTTTTTTGCCTGTTTAGCTTCGTTTTTGTATGCGTCAGCCGCACCGTTCGCAGCATCGGCCGCGGCTCCCTGCTGTGCTACTGCGCGCTTAAAGGTGCTCTGTCCTGTCAGGGCAGCAATGAACATGCCCACATAAGAGATCGCCACCGACAGCGCGTTTATCATCCGGGTAAGGATGGGAAGGACGACCTGCGCGATCGGAGCAAATGCCGCGCCCAGGCTGTTCTTCAGTGTATCCAGGGAAGCTTTGAAACTGTTTACTGTTGTTGCCAGGGTATTGTCATACTGCAGCAGGTTACTGAAACCCTCTGTAGCTGCTGATTTCAGGCTGCCAAGTATAGTTTTGAGGGACAGGATACCAAGAGCATATTTCAGGATCGAACCGAACCCGAGTTTCAGTCCATCACTGCTCTTATTGAATACGCTCGACAGCGCATCTCCGAGCCTTTTAAACGGCGCTACGGCTGCATTTTTTGCCATCTCCGCAAGGTGCCCGGCAGCATTCTTCGCACCGTTTCCGATGCTTTTCAGACCGGCTATCGCGGGACCGGAACCTATCTTTGCAATACCGACTGCCGCACGCGATGCAGAGGCTGTGATTGCCGCAGCCATACGGTCTAAAGCTCCAAGCGGATCATGGATAGCAGCGTAGAGCACAAAACTTGTCTGCGTTGCCTTCGTTGCTATCGCACTGAGCGCACCGGTAACAGTGTTTTTCACCATCCCGGAGAGTGTAGGCATCGTGGACCATTTCTGAGCCATCTCATTCCAGGCAGGACTGTGGGCCATCTCTTCCAGCTTCTGCTCTGCGGCTTCTACAGCTGTTTTCATCTCTTTGAATCCGGCTGTATCCGTCCCCTTCATCAGCTTTCCGCCGAAGGTGAAGTCCATGTTCCCGAATTCTTCCATCTGACGACGCATTTCTGCGACAACATCCGATGTCTGTTCAAGGGACACGGCGGCATCCATTGAGCCTGCGGTCTCCTGGAATTTCTGAGCAAAATAGGCCATGTCCTGATAATTTCCTATCGTGCTCTTCTGACTCTCATCAGCTGCATCGATCTTGTCTTTAAGCTGGACATAGGCTTCGATCATGCGGTGATACTGCTCTGTCTGACTCCCCTTTACAGTGCCCTGTTCAAGCTGGTATTCCCTGTCACGGACCTCTGCAATCTTTTTGGACAGTTCATCCAGAGCGTCCTGTGCCTGGATATACGTATCCGCCGTATCGACGGACGCCATCGTTTTTGCAATATCTTCTACATCATCCCGGAACTCCTGCATGGATCTTGCGGTATCCTGCAGGCCGCTGCGGATCTTAGTAAACTCAAAAGCACTGTTAAGACTTCCAGATACAGACCAGATTTTATCCCGTAGGGACTGCAGAGCCTGCTGCAGGCGGCTGGATCCCTTCTCAAAACCCTCATTATCCAGTTTTGTATTGAACCTGAGCGATCCAGCATCTACATTCGCCATGTTCTGTCACCTCTGTCATCCATCAAGCAGTTTTTTCAGGAGCTCCTGTTCTGCTTTTTCATCTTCACTGAGCTTTTTACGGATCCTGCAGATGTCCTTGTTGGTCCTCCAGAATTCCTGCTCCCATTTCTCCAGCTTCTTTCCCTTTGCTCGCTTCTGTCTGAGATTTAGTACCTGCGCATAGGTCCCCTCACGGATCTCCATGAAGTAACCCATAAATGTCCACCAATGCAGATAGTCGAGCGCGCGGACCTCGTGGCCGGCTATCGTATTGATCGCGGGGAACAGGATCCTCTCATCCTGTTCCCAGTCCACAAGGCGCGGACTGCGCTTTGCTTCATCGCGCATTTCTGCACCACAATCAATGAACCATGCCGCCTGCCTGTACGCCTCTTCAAGGTCCGTCTGCGGGATATCCGCAAAATCCGGATACAGGATATATAGGCAGGCAAAAACCTTCTCTCCCGCTTCCAGATCCGGATCTTCAAACGCTTCAAGGATCGTAAGCACGTCACGATAATCGGTCCGTATCGGGTATTCCGAACCGTTCACCTCCAACGTGACGGGCAGCCCCCCGATCATTTCTTTTTGCCCCTGTTAGCAGGTGCGTACTTGCCAACATACTTTTTCAGGCGGGCATTGACCTTCTTTGTCTCTTCACCAAACTGTGCCTGGATGAAGTCTCCGAGTTTTTCAAAAACCTCCTCACAGTAGAACTTGCCGTTGACCGGAGAGAAGGGATGCATGCGGCCGAACAGGCTGGCACCGGCGTCTGTGTTGAAGATGTAATCACAAAGCTTGAACAGCCTGTCACGCGCTTCATTCAGGGCGGCCACAGAATCAGTACCGCCGTCTTTGTCAGTACCTGCCTCCCCTGTCAGCGGGGCGAGGACATCATCGAACTTTTCCATGCTCTCATTGAAGCGGTTCACAATGTCCACATCAGTCGGCTGGAAAGAAAACTCCCCGATCTTGTCACCGCTCAGGTTATACATGGGAACATGAACAAAACCGTCATCTACTGTGATCTGTAATGCTGCGGGATTTTTTACTTCGTTTACTGCCATTGCTTTTCTCCTCTCTGAATGAAAACGGGGAACCCGTTACCGGATTCCCCTCTCAAAATGCTCTGATTGAAATGCCGCCTTATTCCGAACCGGAAGGCGTGAATTTCTTTGTATTCAGGTTGAACGTGCCAGGCACGCGGTTGCCAGTGTTGTAGACTGTGAACGGGATCTGTACACCGCTGGTGTCGCCACCGAGGCTGTTAGGGACGATGTAAACATCCTCCCTGTATGCCCAGCTTACAGTCCCGGATGCAGTCATCAGCAGGTCGACGCGGGTCGTCATGCAGGCCGTTCCAGTGCTGCGGTTGTTGGCAATGCTCTGCAGCTTCTCCCACAGCGGATCGCCTTCCTCTGCATAGTAGGGATCCACTTCAGACTGCACCTCATACCCGTTGTGGATGACATTGTTCTCACCCAGAATATTTTTCTTATTTTCGACGTCCGGGTTGAGCTCTTCCTGATACTCTTCCAGATCTTTGCCGAGCCGGACGTAGTTGGTCTGAGCACCATTAAAAGACGCATCGATAAAGTGCGCCAGGTACTTCCTCTCAATCTTGCCCATATGTTAATTCCTCCTGTAATTGATTCGCAGTTGAATCTGGTACTTTGCCACGTTTGAGCCCACCTGTGCAGGATAGGCTGTTAGTGTAGGCAGGATCGACCGGATCCTTCCGCCGTCCCATTCCGGGAAGTCCTTTGCGTTGTTCCTGTCGATGATCCAGTTGACTACGGACTGATAAAAAGCCAGGTTCGCAAGATTCTGCTGAACGTCGGCCCCGTACACTTCCTTTGATGCAAAAATAAAGTTCTGCACCTGATTGTCGTCGAGCACTTCCTCCCCGAGGATATTCTCGTGGTATTTAAGCGTTGACGGTACGGACATGATCGCGTACTCCGTGGGTCCCTCTGCAAGGTAGTCTGCCCGGAACCGGTTATTTCTGCTGATTTCCGGGCACTTCCGGAACCAGTTTCTGAGCGATTCAGTGTTATTTACCGACATTGTTCTTTGCCTCCATGATGATATCGTCAGCATGGTCAGCTTTCATCCGTTCGAACCAATACGAGCCCGCAAGCGGATTTGTGTCCGTCTTGTACTGCAGGTCTCTCCCTGTTGGGTGCTTAGTCTGTCCGGGAGGTGAAAACCATCCTGAAGGTTCATCTGTATCATCGTCGAATATTGGGATATTGGGACCGTAGACTTCCCCGAAATACTGGTAGTGCGCATACGGTCCGGGGTACACCACCGTGCCGCTGCCTATTGCAGTCGCTGCGTAGGCACTTTTGCCTAACAGGCCAGTTTCCCAGGGTACATACTGCAGATCCCAGTCGATCACGGCTTTATCTATCGCCTGCTGCACTTTTCCGCCTGATTCCAGGTTAAAGCGCGCGAGGAGCTTACTGATCTCCACTGTCATAAAGATGTTGCCGTTGAACTCCATCATTTTCCCACCACCCTCCAATGCTTTGCGCGAGGAGCGCGCCGGTTATCCGTCACACCAAGTACAGTAACGACCTCCCCATACTTTTCCTGCAGCTGGGCAGGAGTCAATGCCTCCGTTTCAGCAGCATGTACAATAAGGTCTCCCTGTGCGAGTGTGAAGATGCCAGATCTGTCTTCCGCATCCGCGTATTGTTTAGGGTGTACATAGGACTTCCCTGAAAAATCCGCATCCAAGGGAACACGGATCGTGAATCGGTTAGCCGCTTTCAGACCTTCATCTGTGACCGTGGACTCAATCGTGCTATACCAGGATACGCCGTTGATCACAGTAGGGTTGTATACGTCATATCCAGTTTCCGGATCCAGCGCCGCGTTAAAAACCGTGATCGTTTCTATGCACAGTTTCATCCGTTCACCCCCCTGTAAAGCAGCGGGACACCCTTGTCGTCAAGCTCTCCATAGAGCAGGTTGCGCACGGTCCGATACAGGCTCTTGTGTGCAGCCTGCGCCTGATCCGACGCGCTCCCGTAGCTTTCCGAGTATCCGTCCGTGTTATAGGACGAAATAACGGGGTTATCAGCCTGCGCCTCAACCCCGTATGTAGCATCGTATTTAATGGCCTGCATCATGCACAGCTTGAC